TGGATGACAATTATGTATTTCGGACGAGCTGAATACTTACGCTTAAAAGAAAGTCTACCCCACGTGGCTACAAAACTACTGCCAGCGGAGGGGGAGTATGGCTACGAGGACATCTGGGAAGGGGTGAATATAGTGATGGAGTGTGGGTTAGGACCGCACGGAGAGACTCAGGTAAACCTAGAGGATATAATCTACCACAACATAACCCAAGACTCTGCTCTACTAAGTAGGGTTCTGGAAACAAAGATATTTTACCAGTTGTGCAAATACTCTAGAAGCAATGTCTCATCAGCAGTAGGGCATTGGAGCATGGACCATTTACATGACCCATTTAACTACATTGACTTTCGAAAGGTCTAGCTTTGCGTAGCGGTGCTTTAAACTCGCAAGGCTCTACTTTATAATATATATACCGCTTAGGGCGGGATTTTAACCATTAAATAGAAAGGAGAGATATGACTATAGAAAATATAGAAAATATAAAAAAGGGAACCGAGTTAATAACCAAACAGCTTGGAATTCCAACAAGAGCTACCGCTCTGGAAAGTATTAAACAAGGACGAGGACTTAAAACGACCTTGCTTGTGGATGTTAAAGGAGCCGAAGTTGGTTTCTTTGATGAGATGGGAAGCATTTATGTGACTGATATTATTCAGGTGTTGATATGAGTGATGGAATTAATCCAAAAGATGATAAGGAAAAGATACTACCCTATATACAGGATGCTGAAGAAGTCATGCAAATGTTGGAAAGTAATAGAGAGATAGCAATTTATATCGCTGGACTTCTAATGAAGTTAGCTGATAATGGTTTGTTAGTAAGTCTGATACAGTATTCAAATGAACCTGAGAAAGATGATGACAACGAAATAAACAGCTTGGCGCAATGGTTACTTAAAAACAGCGAGTATTATTTTGAAAAGGCTAGGGAAGAAGCAGTGGAATTAATTGAAAAAGGCGAAGACCCTAGAGGAGAAAGATAATGAAACATATTAAACTTAAAGTGCGAGCTCATCCGAACGGAGGTATACAAAAGCGATACACATTTCCGAATGGAATGGGTGCAAGCGTGGTGATGTGGACTGGATCATATGGATTTGTAAGGGGACTGTGGGAACTAGCAGTTCTTGATCGTGATGGAAATATTACTTGCGATACACCGATCACAGATGACGTGCTGGGATGGTTAACAGAAACTAAAGTAGAGGAAACTCTACAGGAGATAGCGAACCTATAACAGTCTCTCCCAAGAAGAACCCACCAGTCGGATAGATTGGTGGGTTTTTTATGGGCGACGGTGGTTTTACTGCTTTTAATCGCGTGTAAATTCTAAGTTATAATATACCCCTAGCTAAAGGCTAGGATTTTTAAACCAAAGAAAGGAGAAAGAAATGAAACTATACGAAAGATACGCTAACGATAAACTATGGGACGAGACCAGTTGCCCGTTCGGGACTCAGACATTAAGTCGAAAAGCCTACGATATCAACATGGGAGAGTTATACGGGTTGGAGGAAGAACTAACTACCGCAAAGATAGAGTTTGTCCAGTCAGAAAAACACCTTTATGTAGATATGTCATGGGAAGACGATGACGAACCAAGTGATCATTTGATAGAGTCTACAATATATAGTTATAAAGGATATGTCTACCATGTGAAAATGTGCCATACCAGCGGAGTTGCTGGTTTCACTATGACGAGAGAGCCCCAGTTTAACAAAAAGTATATATAAGATTATCTACTAAATGCCCTCGGTCAGCGGTGCGTTGGTCGGGGGTTTTTTGTTATTGTATTGTTTCTCTCAAAATTAAAAAAGTTTTTGAAAAAACTTTCGCAAAACTACTAATAACTCTAATAAACTAATAGAATGGAGCTAAAAGGCTCTTGGTCATTGGATTGTGGTGTTTTTCAAAACTAATAGAATTCTATTACTCTATTAGAAACTATGGTAAGATTCACTAGAGGGCACGAGAAAAAGTATATAATTTCTTTAAATTCTATTAATATTCTAATAACTCTATTAGAAATCGGAGACGCTTATGAGAGAGCTGACTTATACCCCACTTGTTCCGACGGAGGATGGTAAAGCCTACATTGATGACAAGGGTAAGACCTGGCAACCACTCAACTCGAAACAAAAGAAGTTTTGCAGAGAATATTTAAAGGGACAAACCGCTACGGATTCCGCTATCAAAGCGGGTTACACGAAAGACCGCAAGGGTGCCAAGACACAGGGGAGTGTTTTACTCAATCATAACCCACTTGTACGAAACTACCTCATAGAGTTGGAAATAGCAGCCTCGGAAAGAGATGCTATTTCTCTGGAGAGCCATTTAGGGACTCTCCATGACCTCCGAGAGGAGGCAAAGGACCAAGGGCAGATTGCTGCTGCAATAACTGCCGAGGTCCATCGGGGGAAGGCGGGGGGACTCTACATCGATAGACGCGAGGTATTGACCGCAAAGATCGATTTGATGTCCAAGGACGACATACTCACTCGACTCGAAGAACTAATTAAGAAGCGAGCGCAGACGAACGTGATCGAAGGCGATTTCGTTAAGAGTTAACTCTACTCTATTCGGTCTACTCTATCAATCTATCCGTCGGTCGCTACGCGACCCTTCCCCTAACCCTGACCCATATCCAAATATGAACTAAAACTGCGGTTTAAGTTTACAAACTGTACAGTTTGTCTGCTTCTTTATACTGCTTTACTTTGGTACCAATCTGGGTTATACTTTCCCCTCGTAACTAGGTAGTTACGAATGTTTAACCATAAAGAAAGGAGAAAGAAAAATGGAAAAACAACCAAAGATAGACACTAACTTCAAAGCAGCTGCAGCGCGTAGTGTCAATTCAAATGCAGTAGTTCAATTACTAACCACGAGCGGAGCGATTAATCTTGCTCCCCAAGCACAGAAAATTATAGAGTGCTTGGCAGCGGCTAAAGACCACAAATTGACTATCCGTCAAATTTGCGGCGAGGACGCGGCAGGGCTTAACAGCGCACTAGACGCGGTCGGGTTAGAGACGGTCCAGACACCTGGAAAAATCTTCAATCACTACAGACGTAGACTGGTTAAAGAAGGATTCATTTCTGTGACTTAAGCGGGACGCTTACGATTAGGGGACTTCGGTCCCCTTTTTTGTGCTCGCTCTACTCTATCACTCACTCTATCGCTCTACTCTACTCTACTCTATCACTCACTCTATCGGTCGCTCCGCGACCCACCCGCCCACACCAGTTATACATAGAACGACCGACCGACCGAGGGATTTAGGATTTTACAACGATTTTAAGGATTTTAGGATTTTAAGGATTTTAGGATTTATCAGGTTATTAAACTAATAGTAAATTAGTTAGCTTAGGGGGTAGTAAAGTAAAGTAGTTCATGTATAATACACCTTACTAAGGCAATAAACCTTAGTTTGTTAAACAACCGATAAAGGTGATAAAAATGGTAGATAAAATAAAGAAAGCTATAAAGGAAGCTACTACTAATCCTTTTACCCCTACAACATCAAGTGGTGGGGTATCTGTTAACTTGCTTGTATGCATAGGTGCTGATGCTGAAGCATCTTATAGCCAAGCACCTAGACAAGTTCAATTAGTGCTGAACTATCTATTTGACTTAGGCGGACAAGCTACTATAGGTCAGCTAAATGAGTTTGCCACTAAGGCAGAAGGTCAACAGTTCTGGGGGCATAGCAACGGCGAAGCTTACGAGCAAACACCTAGTAAGATTATTGCTCACTACTTCCCTAAAATGTTAGGTAGTAAAGAGTGGTCATCTAAGAAGGGTAAGTTAGAGTTAGTTAGATTAGCTAAGTAACCTAACTCAACTAAGGGGTGGCTCATTAGCTACCCCTTTTTTGTGCCTGTAATTAATGCCCTAACCCTTACCCTTATACATACCCTTCTAAGCTATATAAACGCTCTCTACTGAACGATATACTATAACTAATAGTAAAGGGGTATACCCCCCTAAACGCCCGCCGTGCGGGTCCCGACCGCCCACCCCTGGTTCCTGCCTCGCTTTTGCATGTAGTTTTCGTTTAGGTTCCCTACCTAAAAAAATTTTGCAAAAAATATTTTTCGGTGTATATTAGTGAAACCTGTTACACACATAACAACTTTACTTATGGCGATAACACCTGACCGTTTGTCCGAACTTGAAGAAGAATACGCTGATGCTTATATGGGATTGGAAAATCCTTTAAAAGAAGTTCCTCCCGAACTGCTTCCTTATTTACCTGACGCTGTACAAGACAACATACGCATGGGAGATCGGAGCTACGTTAGAAGAGAGCATTATGCGGGGATAGTAGCCGCTGCTGAAGAAGAACGGGCAGCTGAACTTGCAAAACGGAACGATCCCGACGCACGGGGGTTTGGCGATACCTGGGATCCTGAACATACACGTGTACCCGCGCCCAAGGGTTCTGCAAAACAACACGAGTTAATGCACCGTGGATCTAGTCTAATTCAAGGTCCTATTCCTGAGCGAAAAGCATTAGCCCCTAAATCATATCAAAATCGTTTGCCCCTATTGGATATACATCCCATATCTGAAGAACATTTATACATAGCGGCAACTCAAGACCCTGAACGGTTAGATTTTTATAGAGAACAAGCAGGATTAGCTGATCTTCCTGACGTGGAGTTTGATGACTATTTACAATTGATTATTGATGAATATAGCAAGTTACCTGATCTAGAAGAAGCAGGACGAGAGGGCACACCCAGTTCCACGTATCAATTTAGAGAAGGACAGATTCCTGGGGAATATTTATATCCTGAGTCTAATTATCCGTATGACGAGAATGCATCTAGTGCAGGTGGTTATTATGATGAAGAGACAGACGAAATTGTTTATCCATTATTTGATGAGCATATCTATGAAGAAAAAGACGGTGGACCTTTATACGCCGCCGAAGGTGAGTCTATAGACCGCGTCGCAGAAATTGAGGATGAAGAAAATCTCCAAGACGAAGAAAACTGGGGCATTAAAACCGCTGAGTTTTTAATAGATATGTTGCCTTCTGAAGAAAAGTCCATGGGCGAAAACAT